AACCAATACGGACAAAAAACCAGATTTTGAAGAACTAATCGTAGGAAAGCGCAAAGTATCAGAAGACACAGTATACTGCTGCGAGTTTATAGGCAATAAATTTATAAGTAAGACTAAGATAGGCTCTAAGTTTATCCCTATTGTTCCAGTATATGGTGACAGGTTAAGGACTTACGGCGAAGACATCTACTGGGGTGGAATGACCAGGAGAGTAAAAGATTCTCAAAGAATGGTGAACTACTACAAAAGCAACGAAGCCGAAACGGTAGCATTGATTCCTAAATCCCCTTATATTGCAGAATATAGCCAAATAGAAAAGTATAGGGAAATCTGGGAAAACGCTAACACAGAACCCTACGCTGTACTTCCTTACGATGCAAAAGATATAAACGGCTCACCTTTGCCACCTCCGCAAAGAGCTTCTAATGTTGCTAATACTGGCGGGATAGTTCAGTCTAGAATACAAGCACAGCAAGACATGGCCTTAGAGTCTGGTGTATTTATTAATCAATTAGGCGGTCAAGAGACTGCGGGGCAATCTGGGAAAGCTATTCTTTTAAGGGATGGCCAGGGAGAAATCACAAACGCTCAGTATTTAGACAATTACAAAAAGTCTATGAACCAAGCGGGTAGAGTAGTCTTAGGTATGATTAAGGTAACTTCCGATACTATGAGACGCGAAGCCTTTAGATCTGAGGACGGCGAAGTAGAATATAAAACTATAAACCTATCTCAATTGATCCAATCGGTCAATGATCTAGACGTGACAGTATCAGCTGGCCCAGCTTACCAAAACGCTAGAAAAGAAGCTATTGCAACTATAAACGAGCTAGTAAGCGGAAACCCACAGCTAAGCGGTGTTATATCTGACTTAATGATAAAGAACATGGATGCGCCAGGCTCTAAAGAAATAGCTCAACGCCTCTACAAAGCACTCCCACCAGAGTTTAAAGATGAAGAAGAAACAGACGCGCCAGATCCCGAAGCTATGGAAGCCCTACAAGCGCAAGAAGCCACGATTCAAGAGCTTGAGGCTACTTTGCAGAAAGTTACTGAAAATGCTCAACAGGTTATAGGTGAGTTACGAAATGAAATTATTTCTAGCGATAGAGACAATCAAACTAAAATCATAACTACCAAGCTACAAGAAGAAAGTGACCTAGCACAGGCAGAGCTTAAGGCGCAAGTAGAACTAGCCAAGGCTGGACTACAGGAAGAAGCTAAGAACTTTAGAGAGCTAGAGGGTATCAAAGCTAAGGCGGTAGATAAGATGACTACTTTAGCTAGTGAGGTTATAAAAAACCAACCCGAAGCGGTAGAGGTGGAGTTTGCAGACATACCAAACCCCCCAACCCCTGGCGGAGATTTTAACTTATAGCCGTCTTAGAGGGCTTTAAACTCTATGCCATTTAACAAAGGATAGTAACTTAGGGCTATGGAAACTGAAACCTATGAGCAAGAACCAGTTGTAGAAACTGGGCTGCAGGAAAGTACCGAATTGGAAGGTACAGAAATAAACCAAGAGTTAGAGACGGAAAGCACAGAAACCGAAACTATAGAAGAAACGGACTCTCAACCAGAGAACCCCGAAGAACCTACAGCAGAGGAAGAAAAGCCCGAAACGGAAGACACAGAGGATGACCAACCCGCGTGGTTTCAAAAGAGGATCAATAAGCTAACTTCTAAGCGTAAAAACGCTGAAAAAGAAAGCGAACTTTATAGATCTGAAAATGAAGCTTTAAAACAACGGATTGACAGACTCGAAAACCCAAGCCAACCAGAAGGGCCAGAACTTTCTAGGGAGGATTTTAGCTCAGATAAAGAGTATATGGATTACGCTTTTGATCTGAGGGAAAAGAAACGAGAAACGCAAGTATTTCAACAGCAACAAGCCCATGGCCAGAAAATTCAAGCGCAAAAACGAGCGCAACAGGATTTCGTTCAAAAGCTTGAAACTGTCAAGGACACTTTGCCGAAGGACTACAACCAAGTTATACAAGGTGCGTCTAATGTTCCTATTCCTCAATCAGTAGCGGAAGTAATCGGCGAGTCCGACTGCGCTCCAGAATTACTGTATTACTTTGCTAAGAATCCCAACGAAGCTCACCGAGTGGACGGCCTTAGTAACTACGCTAAGTTTAAATTCTTTATAGATCTTGAAAAAGATATAACGGAAGGTAGACAAGGCGCAGCAAAAAACCCTACAACCCAGGCTCCAAAGCCCGCACCAAAACCAAAGCAAGTGCTACGCGATGGGCCTATTAACTTGGATTCAATTGCCTCAAAGACTTCCTCGGAAAAGTTTGGAAATCAATACTACCAGGAACATTTGAGACGAAAAAGGAATAAATAAACATGGCTAATACCTTACTAACCATTGACAAAATCACACCTAAGTCGCTTGCTTGCTTGCATGACGAATTAGTGTTTGCAAAATCAGTAAACCGCCAATACGATGACCAATTTGCACAATCTGGACTGAAAATTGGTTCAAACCTTCGTATTCGCAAACCTCAACAGCCAGTAGTTAATACTGGTAAAACTGCTGTAGTTCAAGACGATATAGAGCAATTCTTAAACCTTACATTTGATGTGAGCCAGGATCAGCTAAACACTACTTTCCAATTCGGTTCTGCTGAAATGGCTCTAGACTTGGATCTTTTCGCTGAACGCGTACTTGCCCCAGCTTCTAAGATCTTAGCCTCTAGAATGGAGCAAAAAGAAATCAACAACTGTATAAAGGGTGTTGATAACTTAGTAGTAGCTAGTAGTACTCTGTCATCTCTAGATGTATTACGTGCTAACTCTTTTATGACTGAGCAAACTTGCCCAACTAGCGAACGCTTTTTGATGGTAAACCCTACTGACGAAGTAGACTACATTAATGCAAATGCTAACCTTTTCAATGCTGCTGACTCAATCGGTGAGCAATACAAAGACGCTTTTGTAGGCCGCGCCAATGGTAATACTTGGATGCGTTCAAACAGAATCAATACTATTACTAACGGCGGTACTATAGCTGGTACTCTTTCCGCTACTACTGTAGAGGGTGGATCTACTCTTGTACTTGCTGGTTTAAGTAATGCACAGGTTATTCCCGCTGGTACTGTAATAACAGTTGCCGCTGTAAATGGTGTACAAGTAGAAACTAAAAACAACACAGGACGCTTACGCCAAATGTCTGTTTTATCTACTGTTACGGCTACTTCTGGTGGTGCTGCTACTGTAGTAGTAAATCCTTTGTTTGCTGCTTCTACTGACGGACGCAAAAACGTAGACGCACTTCCTCTTACTGGCGCTGCTTTTGTTATTGCTGGCGTTGCTAACACTACTTATAGACAAAGCTTGGCATACAATAAAGATGCTTTTACAGTTGCCTCTGCTGACTTAGAGCTTCCCCAAGGTGGAGCTAAAGGCGCACGTTCTGTTATGGAAGGTATCTCAATGCGTATTAACAAAGGCTGGAACATCTTAGGAGATGACGACATCACACGTATGGATGTTTTTACTACTTCTGCGGTTCTACGTCCAGAGTACGCTTCAAAAATCTGGGTTCCTGTAACTTAGATGCTTTACAATATAGGAGAGGGGATTTTCTCTCTCCTTTTTAAAAGGGATAAAATGAACACTATAGAACACGAAAAAGAACAGTACAAAGAAGACAATAAGTTTCCTATGGTAGTGTACCCTAAAAAACAAACCTGGGACGGCACAAACATTGCAAAAATTAAATGCCTTTCCGTTGCCAATGAGCAAGAACTTAAAAAGATTAAAAATGAAGTTTTCCTAAACTGGAAAGACTTATTAAAGAAACCCAAAGCTAAGACAAAAGCAAAGGCTTAAAAGATGGCTCTTACTACTGCTAGAGATTTAATTATAGAATCCTATAGAGTATCAGGATTAATTGACCTAATAGAGGTCCCCGAAGCTAACGAAATAACTATAGGACTAAGCCAATTTAACCAGCTTATAGACTCCTTAGATTTAGACTCCCTCTGGCCTTATACTAAGAAGCTACACAAAGGTAATCTAGTAAGCGGACAAAAAGATTATACAATAGGTCTAGCGGTTGGCGATGATATACAGATACGCAGACCAGACACTATAAATAATTTTGGTTTTATCATTGGCGGCAATACTTTTAGACCTTTGAATAGGGTTGGTATGGTAGACTATCAAAACTCATACAAGACAGAAAACCTATCTACTTTGCCCGAAGCTTACGCCTACTATCCAGACTTTCCTAGCTCTAGGATAGAGATCTTTCCCACTCCTAACAGTAACTATGAATATACGCTACAATACAGCGTAAAACTTAAAGACTATACATTAAACGAAAATTTAGAGCTACCTTCTGGCTACGCTTCTTATTTGACCTGGGGACTTGCTGAGGTTCTTTGTGATATGCAAGGGAGTAATAATGTTCTAGTAAAGACTAGGGCTATAAAATACTTAGAAGCTATTAGAAAGATGAACGTAGAACCTATAACTATGGGCTATGGGAATTTACCTATGGGCGGCGGTTTGACCTGGGACGTTCTAGCAGACGGCTACAAGGACTCTTACTAATATGCCGATGGCTCCATTTATTACAGAGACTTACCAGCACAGATCGTCTAATGTATCTGCCTCTCAAACTTTGAATTTATATCCAGAAATGGTAGGCCAAGACTCAAAAGGTGCGGCCAGGGTAAATATTATCTTAGTAGGAACAGAGGGAACGGAAATATTTAGCAACTTAGATTCATTGCCTAGTAACGTAAACTGTAGAGGTCTATACTATACAGCTACTAGTAGGCTATTTGCGGTCTATGGCCCTAACTTAGTAGAAATAGACTCTAATGGTGTTGAGACTGTAAGAAGTACGGCTCTAGGTACTTTGTCTAGTGTTGTTTCAATGGTGGACAATGGAAAGTATTTAGTCCTTTGCGATGGCCAAAACTTATATTCTTTTGATCTAGATACTAATGTAATTACAACCCCTACGCTAGCTTTTACTAACCCTACCAAGGTTTTATACTTAAATCAAAGGTTTGTAGTTATAAACAACGGCCTAGAGGTTGGCGCTACTAAATCGTCAAAAAATAGGTTTTACTGGTCTGCTTTGAACGATAGTAATGTATGGCCAAATTTAAACTTTGCTACAGCAGAGCAGAGCGCGGATAATATTATCTCTTTTGCAGCTAGACAGAATCAAATCTGGTTCTTTGGTGAGAGATCTTACGAAGTTTGGGGCATAGCTTC